TAACAGCAATAGCTGGACCTGCTTCTCTCATTATAGCTAAAAACGCTGTATCCATGTTTTTTTACTCCTTATGTAATTTTGACTGCTGCAATTCCAAAATTCGTAATTGCTCCGCCACCCAAATTATATGTCACTGTAATTTTACGCTCTGCATCTTCAAAATTACTTGTAAATGGACCAATGATTTTGACATCTCCAGGATCACCTACTACTGAAATTGTTACAGTAGGATCTACTGTTTCTAAATTCCCTGGACCTTCTGCTACAGTCACTGTTGGTGAAAATGTCATTGTAAGTTCGAATGCTGCCTCACTACGCACAAGTAGTAAGGTCTTACCACGTACATTCTCGAAAATGTTACCGGCTGCACCAAGATCTGAAAATGTCAAATTTCCTGGTACAACTTCACCATCAACAAGTGTATATGGTCCTTTAAAACATACAAGTTGTGTTGCTAAGACTGTTGCTGCCATGTCTATTTTCTCCTATGGCAAATTAATCACTGCAATAGTCCCATCTCTTGGTGCGCCTATGACAGTGAATTGCATCGTTTTATCATGTGGATTAATTACTTCTTTAGGTAAGCCAGATAGTCCAAAGAATGCCACGGAATCTGTAACTGTATATTTTAGAAAATTAATTTTCTTTTTAACTATGGTACTAGAATACCAATCAAAAGAAAGTGTAATTGCAGTTCCTGCATTATATACAAAAATAAATGTCTTTTCTGAAGCATTTTCAATTAAATATGGTTGTTCTGTATTTAATGTTGAACCAAGTGCCATTAAATTAATCCCAGCTGTTGCTACACCTGTAGGAACTAAAGGTATATATTCTGCTGGATTAACAGTTAAGGTAATTGTTGCTGATGCTAATTCAACATCAACATCATCGAGGAGTACGCAATTATAGGTACTAGCATCATCTGTATGGCATTCGGCAATAGTGTATGTTGATAATGTTGCATCTGTTATGTTCTTAGCTGTAGTTGTACCACCTTTGGTCCAACGATAATAATACGGTGGATATCCACCAGTTACAGTTACTTGAAATGTCACAGAATCAAATGTAGATACCGTTGAACTCACTGATTGAGTTGCAATCGCAAGTACATACAAATTAGCCATATCCGAAGTAACCACACTCGGTGTACCATTGGAGTCAGTCACAACACACGAATATGCTCCTTGACTTGTCGAAATAACCGAAGCAATCGTATATTTAGACGTTGTTGCTCCAGCAAGCAATGATCCTACTGTTCCTGCCGTAGCACCAATAGATGTCTTATACCACTGATAAACATAAGGAGATGCACCACCTGTGGCTATTGTTGCACAAGCAAATGCATCACCTTTAGCAATACTGTTTCCTGCAGGTGCTGATGTTGCAAGACTAGCAAATACATATCTAATAGGATTAGATGCAACTACTGCGACAACGGCATCAGTAACCACAACATAATAATTACCTGGAGTTACCGTTGTTGCTGAAGCAATTGTATAGTACGACTTCGTCGCACCTGCTATGTTGTTTGTTGTCTCTGTACCATTTTTGGTCCAACGATAGGTATATGGGCTTGTACCTCCTGCAGGAGTGGCTTCATTTACCAATGTTTCGGCAATTTCAAATGTGATCGTACTACTTACAGGTGATGTTGTTACACTCAAATCAACAGCCCATGTTGCGCCATGATAGAGCATGGCGCAACATATAATTAGGAGAAATTTCTTCATTATATTTCTCCTTTTAGGCAAGAAGTATTCCGCCCATATCCTGGTTAAGTGTCTTAACACCACAAAGCGTATCAAGTGTAATGACATACTTCATAATCTGCATATCATAACCAATTGTGACACGCAATGCAATGTTATTAGCCGCTGCAAATCCTGAATTCACACCTGTACCCGCATCTGCCGGACGCATGGGACGATTTACCAAAGTAAGTGCATCCTTGATAAGGCCCATGTTATAATTTGCTGGGGGAACAGGTCCAAGTACAGTACCATTTGCAACTGCTGCATCCAGTGGACGATTAAGTGTAATTGCTGTAATGTCTGCACCATCATCGGTTAATCCGGTGATCATGTACATATTACCTGCTAAGTATACACCTTGTCCAATCTTCAGAGCCGTCAAACCAGATACCGATGCAATCAAAATAGCACCTGAATAATTGACTGGCAATGTATTAGCATTCTCTGTCAAATATGTCGTGTAAATATTAACTACTGCACCACCTGCCACATTTGCCTGCAAACCAGGCCAAATTGTCATGTGTGTGCCATCTGCTTTTGCGGTAATTAGTTGTGGATGCAAATCACCTACAATTGTCACGAAACCGCCTACTACAAGAGTAGCACTATCATTCACAATAATCTCAACACCACCTTTATAGTGATTCCCTGTAACTGTAACAACATTACTTGTTACAAGAATTCCAGGTGCAGATACTTCTGATGTCTGATTTGCCACAAAAATATCAAAACTACGTGCCCGACCTATCCAACCATTTAAAATCGGACTATCGGATCGAGCGGCTGCATCATTGAATTGATCGAGATCAAGCAAATCATTCTCGGTAGACGGGCCAATGACCAATTTTCTCTCATCACGTGGAATCAAATTTCGTGTGAATTCTTCGTTTAAGTCACGAAGAGCCTCATCAGTTACTGCAACACCAATTGTTCCGGCAGTTGTTCCGAGGAAATTATACACTTCACCCATGAGTACAAGATCAATTCCCTCGGCAAGAGCACGAGCCGCAGGAACCATGAATCTTGTTTTAAGATCAACAAATGAGGATTGAATATCACGATCATCCAATTCAAAAGATACATGCAAATGTTGATTCAATTTAACCGTATCACCTTCGATGATCGCATCTTGGATAACAATTGGGCTACCCTTTTGCTTTCGTACTGCAGTGAATGTACCGGTTCGATTAATGTTAATAACATCCCCGCCACGAGCAAAATAACCATCATAATCACGATTCACGAGATTCGCAACCACTAAATTCTTATTTAGGATTCTAAGTGACTCCATTGCCCACCATTGGGGCACTAAAGCAGCTACATCGTTCGCCATATTGTCTATTCTCCAACGAGTGCAACGTTTTGTTTCCGCCACACTTCATATTGTTCTGTTGTCATTTTTGAGAAATCAGGTAACTCACCAACTTTTCCACCAGGAAACTGATCCGTTCGCAAACCAGTTCCATCCACTTGTCCATGATTAAAGAGATGTTGATGCTTCTTCATTTCGGCCATTCGTTTTACAACTTCATCGACAGAAAGATCTAGCACGACAGGTTTTTGATCTTTATCAAGATCAGGAAATGCGACTCTCGCCTCATGTTGACCTGTTGGCTTATCATCAACGACAATTTCTTTAACTTTTGTACCATACATTTTAACTAAAGCCAGGAAATGATCAGGATCAATACCTTTATTTTTACCGACGGCATCCTGGATCTGGATTTGTAATACCTGTTCTTCAAAACGACTCTTCAATGTATTATTCTCTTCGGTTAATTTGGTTGTTTCCGCTTTTAATTGCTCTTGAATCTTTAATAATTGATGTTCATATCGTTGTTTCTCAGTCATTGAACTGGTTCTTGTTTCTTCAAGTGATTGAGCAATTTCTTCTTTCTCTCTCTCAGAGAGATTCAATCTATTTTGAATTTCACTAAATTTCTTCATTAAAGCATCAGTTTCTGCTTTACCTTGTGCTCTCAATTCAGACATCTTCTTATTAAAAATATCTTGTGAGATTTGTTTGTTTTTATCTTCACCTTCTTTACTTTTATCATCACCTTTCTTACTGTCATCTCCTCCATCACTTGCACCTATACCACCATCAGCATCAGGTGACCAACATTGAACTGGTGTAATCTTACTAATATCCATACTTAACATGTTACTAATACCTCTCTTTCGGAGTTGTTTTGTTTCCTACTCTTTTAACAATCAAACCACATCATACCAATCACTTTTAGATACATTTTCTAATATTACTATTCCATCTGATAATTATTTCTTAATTATAGGAACTATCATTGTTGTATCAAATCCACTTGATTTTTTAACAAATCTGATCTCGTTATCTGCGTTAATACATTCCTTGGGAAATGGTCCCAAAAACATACTTTGCGCAAATATATTAATCTGATACATAGGAAAATTAATTTTCTTCTTCACTGTAAGATTAGGAGTCCATACAAACTCTAGTATAATCGGATCTCCTATACAAATCACAAATAAAAATATATTTTCTATAGCATTTGGAATTACATATTCAAAATCTTCTACCAAATATATACTAGGAGTCAAATCCATGCCCATTGCAGATGATTCCATGGGTACAAGATCTGTTTCTCCACAGATTTGTAAGCCCCAAGAATTCAATAATCCTTCATCTCGTCCTGCTATGTCAGCAATTTCCAATATCCAAATACCTTTTGCATTTTGGCCTTGAAAATGAGATAAAGACTCTTCTGGCAAATAAATATTTGTAAATGGAGCCGACCCAGCAGCAATTGCAATTTCTGCACTATCATCAAGAATTGTATTTATAAAATTATCACCATTTGTACCAACAAAATCAAATAATTTGACTCGTCTAGCATCAGGCGAGATCAAATGAACACTAAGATCAGCATCATAAGGATGTGTAATATTTAATATTGCATTTATATCTGAAATATACAAATCACTTGTGATCGTAAGTGTTGATGTACTCGTAGTGTAATCAAGAATACTCTTTGGTACATCAATACTATTATACCAATCGCATCCTTCTCCACTCACGGTCAATGTTGCAGTATTGCTTATCACTGCATTACAATCTGATACCCCTTCAGGGTATGTCGTCCAACATACAATTTCTGCCCAATACTCACCTGCATCCTCTGTCACACATGTTGATATTGTATATTTCGTATCTGTACCAGCTGCAATAATATTATCAGTTGAATCTTTTGCCCACATATAAATGATAGGGGAACATGCACTTGACACAGTTGTGGAAAATACAAAAGGTTCACCCACAACAACAGTATTAGTATCTGGATGAGTCATAACATATATAGGACAATCGGGGTTCACGATCAATGTTGCCATGGTACTAAGATCTGAATAACATTCAGGATCACCTTCAGGATAAGTTGGCCAATATGTCAATACTACCCAATAATCTCCTGCATCACTTGTTTGAATTGCTTCTATTGTATATGTTGTTGCCGTCCCCGATTGTATAATATTATCAGTTGAATCTTTCATCCAACGATAAATATAAGAAGAACAACCACCTATTGCCTCAATGAAAAATGTAAATTGTGCTCCTACAATTGTTGTATCAGATGCAGGTGGAGTCACAATATTTACAATACAACAAGCAGGATCAACAGTTAAAGTTGCCGTATTGCTCTTAACTGGTGGACAATTAGGTTCACCAGTAGGATATGTTTCCCAAAATACAACTGCACATGAATAATCACCTGTATCCAATGTTGAACAATTATCTAATGTATATGTAGAATTTGTCCCAATTTGAATAATATTATCTGTTGTATTTTTTATCCATGTATATACATATGGTGTACAACCAGCAGATGTAGACATAGAAAATATATAAGGATCACCAATAGCTATAGTATTACTAATTGGTTGTTCTACGATTTCTATAGCACAACAATTTTGCTCAATCCCTTTTAATACAAAACCATCCCTAACACCACCATAAATAGTATCAAAACCATCACTCATCCAATTTTCTAAATCAGTATCACCTACCACATAAAAATTATTACTATCGTCTAAATCAATACCATGTATTAAGTCAGAACCTAAATTCCCAATTAATGTAGACCAAATATGTTGACCAGATAAATCTAATTTAACTATAAATCCATCCGTTGTACCTTGTAAAATATTTTGTTGTCCAAGACTTACCCATTTATCTGTTGATTGTGTATATCCACTTATATAAACATTATTATTTGCATCCGTTTTTACAGACTCACAACAATCATACCCATTACCACCAATATATGATGCCCAAACAAAATTACCATCACTAGATAACTGCATAATTAGACCATCACCATTACCACCATAACTTGTATCCCATCCATATACTGGACCAGATGTTGTAAATGTATCTCCTACTACATTTATATTTTTATTTGTATCTATTGCTACTGATTGTACAAAATCAGAATCTGCACCACCTATATAAGTAGACCATAGTTCAGTTCCATCTACATCTGCTTTAACTACAAAACCATCTGCTACACCACCATATGTAGTATCGAATCCTCCACTAATCCATCCAGATGATTTTGTCATACCCACTACATATATTATTCCTATTTCTCCCTCTCCCTCTGCTGCTTCTTCTAAGCCTGTCGCAACCTCAAATGCTACATCATCTGAAGAACCCCCTATAAATGTAGACCATACATGCGCACCTAAAGATGTTAATTTAACTAAAAACCCATCATGAATACCATCATTATATGTAGTATCCCATCCCCCACTAACCCATTCACCTTCACCTTCACCAGATGTTGTTGAACCTACTACATATACTGCTGTATTATCTTCAGTTACTATTCCATTAACCACATCACTTCCAGTTCCACCTATATATGATGACCATACTGCCACGCCACTAGTATTATATTTAACTATAAAACCATCTTTCAAAGTATCAGTATTACCATCAAAATGTGTATCATAACCACCACTTGTCCAACCTGTTGATTGTGTCCAACCACCAACATAAACATCACCATCTGTGTCAATGGCAACACTTGTTGCTTTATCATCATATATTCCACCAATATATGATGATAACAAAAATTGTCCTGTCGTGATACACTCTAAAAGATAGCCATCTTTCATTCCACTATAAGATCCATTACTACACCAATCTGCAGAAGCTGTTTCCCCTACAATACAAACACCAGTATTTGCTATTGCTATAGACATATCTAATTCATAATTATCTCCACCAATATAAGATGACCAATTATATTCAACTTCTTGCCCTGTATAAACATAAGTGAAAGCATCTTCTTTTATATTAGAAGAACTATCAGGATTAATTACCATAAGATCTACAATACCAGCACCATGTGCTGGTGTTATACATGTTATATCAACTTCTCCTTCTCCTTCTCCTTCACCAACCACTACATTTGTTGCACTATTTGATCCAAACAGTACTTGAGTTGTTCCCTCTTCTATAAAACCTGATCCTACTATTGTTACAAGTAAGCCACCTAAATCATCACCTTCATTTGGTGTTATTGAAGTAAGTATAGGATCAGTCCATGCTGTTGACACAACCATTACAATTACTAAAAATAACTTTTTCATGTTATTTTCCTTTCATGTTCCTCTCAACATAATCGCCATATTCACATCAGTTAAATATGGTCTTAGAAAATTAAAAGCAGTAATTGAAGGTACACCATTCACAAGATGTGGATCGACCATTTCTGTATTTTTACTTGATCTTAATGCACCATAACCAATACTTGTTTTATTTATATTTCTGAACTCATTTTCTGGATTAATACCAAAAAGTAAAGCAAGTGCAATTTCACAACAAGCCCACTTAATTTCTTCAGGTAATTCTGCATCATATCCTGATTCAAGGATTCGTGGCCAACTCAATACTTGATCTGTTGTTTCCTTCAATCCACGGAAACTCAATGTATCAATGATCCTAGTGGCATGACACAAAGCAATATTCTTCTTTTCCGTAATTGCCGTAAGCCAAGACTCATTGAACAACCGCATAGCGAGATAAGCATCAGCGTACTCAATAGTTACGTAAGAATTTTCTTCAACCAATGGACCAATCATCGCCTGCATCGTAAATATATTAGAAGCCGCTGCTACAAATATCTCACCTTGTATAGATAAGTACCCTGATTTAGTTGCCCATAAATAATAGGTTTTCCCAATTTCGAGAAAAATATTACATATTCCCAAGGTATTCGTAACATAATAACCAGTCAAAACCTGTTGGCCTAACACATCCAGGGATACCCAAACCATCGTCGCTTGAATAGGGCTTTCATCGCCCTCCTGAATCGTGATTATACAGATATCTGGACCACCTATTGACAAGGCAGCCATAATTTCATTCAGTTTTGCGTCTATGCTTCCGGGTTGTGCAGCCATGATATCTCCTATGGCGTTGGCGCAAGTTCCATCGCGTCTCGCACGTCCTGTTTAGTAATAACGGGTAATCCTGGATATGTTTCATCTCCAGACAAAAGTGGGTTGCCATCAGAACCCAAATGAATCCCTTTGATTTTTGTACCAAAACTATTGAAAATTTCTGGGTTAATATTATCCATATCAGCATTCCAGATATCAAGCGACAATGTTGAAAGTATCGTAGCTATATCAACTAATGCCGCTGCTGAGGTATCATCAAACGCATCCCAGCGAATTGAGTCATCCTCAAGAGTCACGGGTATACCAGTTAAGGCTGTCTGAATATCCGCAGTTGTTGGCGCTGGGGTTGTTGGAATTGCAGAGACTTGGGCGGTCGTGCTAAGAGGTGCCACAGCCGACGCAAGATTCGCCGTACTTGCAGGCACTACAGTAGAGATTGCCGCAACTGCCGTGCTCGTTGCTGCCGGGAATGCAATTAGCGCCGCCGCTGCGCCCGTCTGTGCGTCTGCCGATGTGCTCGGAATAATTGTAACCGTGCGACCTGCCGTACCTGAAAATTGCCACATATAAGTAGGGGAGTTCAAAAGTACATTGGCTCCCACTGTTGCTAAAGCATCGCTCTTCGTCGCCGGATATGCTACCAATGCCGCTGTCGCCCCCGTCTGCGCGTCAGCCGTGGTGCTCGGAATCGTTGTTGCGTTCACAACTGGAGTCCCCAAATAAAACGTGCCAAGAAAAGCATTTACCGTCTGGCCGTCAACCGTACCGCTCGAAAGCATCACGGAATAGGTATGTCCCGTAGCGTAGAATCCCACGTCGGAATTGTCACTTGTATCAATGCTTGCTTGATGCGTACCTACAACGCCGTCGAATCCAATTGTCCAAGTCACACCATTCGCGGAAGATCGCGGTGTGGCGGAAGTATCCTTGAAAATCTTGAGCGTTCCCGCCGCCGTAGGATTCACAGATGCGCCAGTGCTCGCCTGCGTGTTCGCCGGGATAATGACAGTCGCGTTCACCGGCACAAACTGCCAGCCACCGAGAATCACAGCCAAGATCACAATCATGGAACCCATAATTTCGGTACTCCTTTCAATGTCCCTACGGTAGTGCTGTCGAACGTCACTCCGCCGAGAACTTGAGCCGCAGTCGGAACTATTAGAGTTCCCGCACTGGGATTGACCCCGTTTGCCGTTCCGTTCCGAACGTCGGCATTCGCCGCCGCAACCCATGTCCCGACAAGCCACGCTGCCGGGTTGCCGTAATTGCCACTTGAGGTCAGCGCCTTGGTTACCGGACAATCCACACGAGTACCCACTGTTCCGTTGTCAAACGTCGTGCCGATAGCAACAGCGCCCGCGCTCGGCACAACCAGACTCCCCACCGCTGGACTCACGCCCACGGCGGTTCCGTATCGCACATCCATCGTCGCCGGGAGCACGTTCGTGCCCGATACCGACGTGCCATTTACGCCCCACTGATACGGTATGAGTCCGTACTCCGCCGTGCATGGCGTCCAGATTCCAGCAACCCCGCCGCAGGTCACACCGCTGAGTAGATTCGCCGCCGCCGGAACTACGCCCCAGGTGTTGCCAAGGGACGAGACACATGTAATTGTCGAGGACGTAGTAGTAGTCCATGTCGGCGGATAACCACCTATTGCGCTGCCTTTGGTTCCATCTGCGATGTTTCCTATGAGTGTCCACGGCGCTGCTGACGAGATGCCTTCAGCCTGAATTCCGCTACCGCCATTTATATTCCCAACGACAGCACCAGTCCCTGTGGTGGCATTCACAATCCCCGATGCAGCATTTCCAGAACCCCCATTCACATTGCCTATTACAGACCATAGCCCTGTTGACACATTATAAAGGCCAAGTGAAAAATACACTATGCCACCATTAACGGGGCCAATGATAATAATCTTTGCTGTCGAATTATTGCTTATTCCAACTGAGAAATTAGTTCCTCCACCATTAAGAACTGCTGCCACGGTTAATGTTTTTGTTGCGGCCGCCCCAATCATGTTTATAATGCCTTGGTAACCCCCTCTGCTGCCAGTTGTGATCGTCGTCGCAGATATCGTACAATCGCCAACGACATCCATCGGCACAACGATCTGGCCCGCCGTGCCGACGGAGGTAATTGAGGTGAGAGATCCACCGCCGACCGGAATTGTGGTTTCGCCAGCAACAAGCGTGATCGTGTTTCCCGCCAGATAAACATCGTCCCCGTTTGCCGGGGCAACCGCAAATGCAAGCGTCCATGATGTGCTCGCCGTAGCCGTACGACCCGCAAGAAACGCTGAGTTAGATGCCCACATATAGATCGGTGCATACTCCGCCCCGAACGCCGGGGCCGCCAGCAACGCGAAAACAATTATCAGCGCGAGCCGTTTCATTAAAATAGATTTCCTTGGGAATCAATCATGCCAGCAAAACCACAATGAGGACACGATGCGTGAGACGAAGCCCCATCAAATCCTGTTACAATAAAAGGTCTACAATGCCAACCTATTCTACACAAAAAGTTTCGTATCACATTCATAGTTTTCATTTCACGATCTCCAATCGTCGATTCTAAACATTTCCTCGATTACTAAAAACACGAATCTAATGAGACGTTTCATTCTAAATCCTTCGTCCTAACAGTTGCATGACCCGGCCCAAAATGCCAAATCGTAGCCGAAGTTGCGCCTTTGGTGTCAATCGCCATAACAGTGATCGTCTGCTTATGACCCGGAAATTCCCCCGTCCAGATATCAATTTGTTTGCTCCCTTGCGGCTTGACAACATGAGCCGTTCTGACGCCAAGATAATGGCCACCCGCCAGGCAAAATGAAAACCAAATAACCAGTAGAATTCCGACACAAACAAAACGCTTCATTTCACGATCTCCAATCGCCCAAACGTCACGCTCCCGTCAGGGTTCCCGCGCCCCATCAATCCCTCGACGCTCTTGTCCATCACCTTCGCAATCTCCGCGTCAATAGCCGCTTGTTTCTTGGCGTCAATCTCCGCCGTGGCCGCGCTAACCGTCTTGGCCACAACCGGCGCACTCGCTACCGCCGCTTCCGCCGCCTTCATAGCCGCGGCCTCAGCCTCAGCCTGCGCCTTCACTTCCGCCGCTGTCCGTGTCAACACGGGAACCCACCGCTGATGCACATTCGCTAGATTCGGCCCCTCAAGTTTGACATCCGCTGGCAAATCACAATTCAACGCGTTGCACCGCCGCAACACAAGACTCGTGACACCTGCGGCGAACGGTGTGTGCGGTTGAGACTGTTGGATATTACAGTCCTCCAGAATATCCCCGTCATGCAATATAGGTTGCCTGTCCTGCCAATTCTGAAAATGCCAAACGGTAGATTCCGGCTTTTGCCCCCACGCCACAAGACTTAACGCCGCAACAAACGCTACTGCGTATATGTGACGACGGGTAATCATACTGGTACATCCTGCAACATCGCGATAATCGGCGGGATGTTCCCAATAGCAATTTCTGCGAAGTCATCTAGCAAATCACCAATAGCGGTCAACGGCGTTCTGGTCTGAAACTCGATCAGGAACATCATGCAATCACGAACAGCTTCCGCTGCCGTCTTCGAACGTTCCCCTTCGTCTAACGGAATAAGATCATTTACAATTAGCGTCATGCGTCGGAACATTTCGATCTCAAATTTAGCCTGATATGCTACTATAAAAGCCAATCCTATATCTTCTACCGTACCAAATAGATCGATTGGCCTGGCCAAAATCTCTTCCTGCTTACTAGTGTAGTAGGAAATCGAATTTCGCAAGTCTTGTATCGTTATTGCCATCATAGTTCTCCTTATGTTAATTTATAACCATCATTTCTCTTCTTCGTACATTGCCTTATCTGCCTTACTACGTCCTTTTTTCCCATCTTTCTCACTTTCCGCTTCCTTATTTGGAATAACTGCTTGATCCCTCAAACCTCTTGCTGCAGCATTAGACATTTGAGACTCTTGAATACGTGCGAGACGATTTGCATGATCTTGTTGCGCTTTCTTTGCTTCTCCAACTTCATAACCTCTTGCCTCACTTGCTGTAGTATCTGATACAAAACCCGCTTCATGATCCTTTTCTAAAATTTCAGGATCAGCAGTCGGTGCTTTTGCATCATCAATTTCTTTATCAAATATTTCCAAATCCTTAAGTAAAAGAGTACCACCATACAAAATTCGCACAATGTCTTTTTGCACACGTTTCTGAAATGATCTTGATGTAACTGCGGTTTGAAGTTTGCGCATTTCTTCCGCATCTTTACGCCGTTCATCATCGGATTTCAAAGAATATTGTTCAGGATATGTTACTTTTGTTACTTCTGTTGTAGTTTCATATTCATGCCACATATTCGCAATGAAGCGTTCAATGTTTTCTAACTCCATACCAATGAAAGCAAGTCCTGCTTCCAAACCCTGGATATCAAAACCCTTTGATTCTGCAGAGGCCATCTTATTTTGAAGGTTAGAAACAGCCAAAAAAACCAATTGCCTAATCTCAAAAATAATCTGATTTTCTTTTTCCATCGAAGCCATAAGAGGTTCAGGACTTGGGTGAATAAAACCTGGTTTTTCCATTCCCTTAGGATAACGCCGACCTGTTGAAGGTCCAACGGTAATCTCTTTCCCATCATTTTGGGGAGTTCGTATTGGATTAATTACATTTGGTTGTGTTTGATTAACTATTTCATCTTGACCAAGAATTCCATTGAACCCTGGTACAGGTTCAAAATCTGCTGCTCGTTCAGGTCTTGTTTTCATGAATTGTTGTTGATAGGGATCGAATTGCTCTACATAGAACGGAAAGTTAGACGTCCAGGCATACCAAATATCAGATGATGCAAGATTTAAATGTGCAATTTGATAATCTGCCACATCCTGTAGTAAAGAAGTTCCAAGATCACCCATAATAAATGGAATATGACTTAATTTCAACAATTTGGTTGCAATTTTATTGCCACTTATATCAGAAAAATATGGTTTTTTTTGGCCTTGTTCATCATATAATGTAACAGTAACCCCATCAGGCGCTTTGCGATACAATCTATAACGAGGGGTTATTTGCTTTGGTAAGCCAAACTCATCAAGTTCTGGAAACATATCTCGTAAAAGTAATGCCATTAGGAATTGTGGATTATTGGGATCACATGTCCAATTCAATATATTCTCTGCCGTATATGTATATAAATATGGATGGCTTTTCACGTCTGCTTTTGTATATCCCTGAGTCACCGCATTGTCAATGAATACACCTACTCTTCCCATGAAAAGCAACTCTTCCAAAATTTTAAGCCCCATAAAACTTGTCATTGAAGACCCTTCCCCATCAACCCCGCCGACTTCCCCATCAATACACCTCAAAAACATCTTGGAACCCCCAACACGAACAACATCGTGAAGTCGTTGAAACAAACTATGCCCGACTTCTAAAACTGCTTCTCGTGCGAATGCGGGACAATAGGAGACGCCACGTCTTTGAGTAAAAATTGCAGGGTCTTCCTTCTCATGGCGTAGAAGATATGCGTTCACAAAATTCCGACCCGAATCTTTAACCAATCTGAACTTCGTAAAATCAACTTCGTTATACGATGGGTGTCTAGAGTATATTACGTTCTCAGCCATTCTCATCTACTTTCTTAGGTTTCTTCGCTCGTTTAATTGACTCAATACGATCTTTCCAATTTGATGTTGAATTTCCTTCTGGTGCTGCGGCAACTTCACTTTCCGTAAGAGGTACACTAATTTCTTCTACTGATCGATCAGGATTTGGCAAATTTCGTTCATTTTTGCCTTTTTCTGGCTCCTTTATCTCTTTTTTTGGACTGGGCGCTTTTACTCGCACATAGTGCGATTCAATCCTACCTACAGCCAAATTAAAACTTGTACTTGGACGTACATGGCCAATACTCATGACTTTTTTCTCCTCATTCTTGATAAAGTTTGTGCTAATGCTGCTTGACGTTTTGTTTGTGTCGATGCTTTCGATCCCTTTTTCAACACTTTGCTGGCATATGCGCTAGTACTCATTCCCGCACGTTTTGCTTTACGGGAAAATGCACCTTTTCTTTTGATGGCTTTCTGTATCCATTTAGCCTTCTTCATAAAACCCTCTCTCGGATATTCTCGGATGCCCCAGAAGTAGACGCAGCTAATTTGAATGCTATTTCACTATAATTTCTTGCATGACCATAATGATCATCACCACTCTTTTTATATTGACTAATCGTCTCACCATTGCTATTCTTCTGATAAATTTTTACAAGTGACTTAATCTGTTGTTTGTATTCTTGGAGTAGGTCTTTGGGCGTAAAAATAGTCCCATTTATAAATCTACCCAATGACGTATCAAGCCAAACCGACCGATTTACAGTAATTCGTTCACCATAATCCAAGATTTCCCGTGCTGATGCATTCATTCCATAGTGACAGAGACTAATAAGCCCCGGTGCAAATTGCCTTGCAAATGCAAGAGCCGCACGGGTATCTGGCATATCATCAATTACACATTTCTGAATTTGATAATCAAAAAATAATGGCTTCAATTCATCAAAATTCTTAACTGTACCAACTTTTAAAACCCTCGCCTTAGCCGCAAAATTAATATCCATGGTGACTTTACTATGATCGACTTGATATTGTGTGATTTCATAATGAATTACACCACCCACATCAACGCCAAGGGTTGTAATCACATCTGCTACACCAATGAATCGAGAATCAGCCATTACATAATCACGCATAGACTTCAAAATCTGATCATCCGTAATCACCGCATTGGCTACAATGTGAGCCAAACCAATTTTGGAATTCCAGAATTCCTGTTCCTCAGCTTGATCTCGGAGTGACTTTAAGTATGCTTCCGCCAACTCATGGGGCATAACTGTAGGGGAATATAGTTGATTAACGTAAAAACCCTCGACTTCTGATTGAGCAAAAGTTTGCCAAAAGCCACCTGCCAACCACTCTTGCTTCGACTCATGGTCTAATTTATGGTTGCACTCTTTACAAATTAAATGAGAGTCTTTGATCTTAGGATCATTCAAAGTATCCGCTGTAACTATAAGGCATTCAGGAAATATTAACTCAGTGATCTTATTACAATAAGGACAGATGAACATGAAATGTTGTTGATTTGAATTTTGATATTCTAAATCAATTCCGGCATTTGGCACCATAGGGGTACTAACAAGCCAAAGTTGTTTATTTAATTGACCTGACATACGTTCAATTACAAGCGGCAACGCACCCTCATCAAATTCTTCAAATTCATCAAGAATTACAACCCCTGCAGGGAGACTTTTTAGAGATGATCTTGATCTTGACCCACGAATATATAAGCTGTTCGATCCAGCGCGTTTGAGTCCTACGTTTTTGACATTATTAAACATATTTTTGATATATTCTGAGTTTTCGAGGGCTACATCGAACCTTGTTACGGAGAAATCTGATGCTTCGGGACGTACGTTGGGCAAAACATAGAGCACATCTTGTTTCAATTGATCGAGTGTGAAAAGTGCAACATTCATGCAGACTTCGGTATATCCACATTGTGCAGCTTTTTTACCTACACATTTATTAGCCCTGGTTTGATGCATCTTTCGTAACCAAGGATGGTGAATAAATGTGAAAGGACCGGGATAGGGTTTCGACATGATCCGATATTTCAAAGCCCAACGGTCACAAGTTGTCGCTGACGCTGATCCAAGACCTATAACTATGGTCTGGACAAAAGCATCTTGAAGCCGTGGGTTTTGCAAAAGAGCCATTTAATTGTTTTCTTTCTTAACTGCAATCAAAATGAAATCAATGGGACTATCGCTTTGAATTTTCTTGATTATCTCAATGATCGTGTCTGTATCTTCAAGTATTGCCGGGGTAAAGGCATAATCAATAACGTACTTACGTTGTACTTGGATTGCTTGGAGGCCGCATTTATCTGCATCGAACGGTAATTGTCTAAGGACTTGTTTCATCCCTATGAGCCATGCGAAAATGAGATCATTTATACCTTGATTTACGTTAATTTTCGTTGCTTCCAGGGGATATTTCTCTTGGATACATGCCTTTAACGACCGTGTGAACTCAAGTGCTGGATTCTTACTTCGGGGAGATAAATACTCTCTAATTTTGCTGAACATATTATACCAAAGTCCTCACGTAAAGGATGAGCTTCCATTCAATACTCCCTGGGTTTGTCCATTCGAGGCGTAATTTACTACCAGGGAAAATTGGGATATTGTATGGCAAAAGGATCGGCGTTGAGGCACTTCCGCAATAAAAAGAGTAAATAACCCCACCCCAGGTCTCACCGCGACTTGGAATCAATTTAAGATCAAGAATTCCCTCGCCATCGCTGTTTGGATAGATGAGAAGACCGTAGATAATTACTGTCTCCCGTTCTTTCCCACGAATCTCAGTGCAGGGGATCTCAATTGATATATTTTTTTGATCTTCTGTATATTCATAATACCGCTCGGACACATGCGTCGTATCATTTGAGATTATGTGTACAGCAATGTCATTTTGGGCCAAGACCGATCCGCCCCGGAGGGCAAAAATCGCCGTGCCCACGCAACCTAAAGCTATTATAACCCATATCCCGGTCCTTACTGCAACATACTTTCTCATGCTACCTTCCTTTCTACACTGATTTTCTCTAAAGAATCATTTCACCGTTTCCGTCTTGATCGTTCTATACAAAGTTAACTTCCAATCCACATTATTTGGGTTTTGCCAAGTCAAATGTAGGGATGATCGTGGTATCTGGATCGTGGCTGGTGGGTATGTGTCCCAAGTGTAAATACCTATACTATTTGGGTAAATCAATGCGCCATTGCGAGTTACATCACAATGACCCAATTGAATTTCATTGTTGCCTGGGCCGCTCGTCACAGTCGAGATCAATACCTCACCCTGATCAGATTTTGGTCCGCCGCATACCAAAACGCCGTAATTCAATCGGGTAAAACAGTCCAAACCACGATCATCACGAATGCATGGGATCATAATATCCATTGGTCCAGCGCCGCTGTATGCGGATTCCTCTGGCGTATTGGTGTTGATTTCCACGCCTGAGATATTGGGGGCAGTGAAATATATTCCTTCAGCACCAATATTTGACATGCTTATGGATAGCATGAGAAAAAGAACTGTAAGGTTGGTAATCATGCTATATGGTATTGATAAGATAGAGAGGAGAACCACTGCTATTTGGTTGCACTTGATCTTGGGGAGGTCAATCATTTACTTTCTCCTCTCTATCAGGAGGGCACGCCATGGGTTTGGCTCACTTGACTTCCTTGTCTGGTGGATTTTTCAGGATTTGCTCAAATTCTTGTGCTATAGTCTCAATGATGTCGGGATCTTTGACGAATTGCGTGATAATGTTGAAGAGGCTTTGTGCCATGATGATGACTTGGGTGAGCGATAGGAGATCATTCATATGTTGCTCAAGTTTGAAATTTGCGCTCAGGGTTTTTTCTATTGAATTGATGAGATTCGTGATTATTGCGCTATTCGTTATTAGCTCGAAATTGTCATTGAGCTTATTAAGAAGTGTCTCAAGAGTTAGGCGAAGGACACCTAATTCGGTGGTTAATTTTGCACTATCGGGATGATCTCGGAATTGCTGGAGTCTTATGAGAACCTCCGTTTTGTTAAGGTTGTAGAGTTCTTGTTTGTCAGCTGATCGCACTGCTTGGAGGCCATTATGAATTGGGCAATATGTACCTGGCGGTATTGCGAGGAAGATACATTGTCCTTTGTTTGTCACAGATACACACCGATGAGGATCATCCTCAGTGCATCGTTTCGGTATGTATTTATTATCGAAGTTACCTAGCATATTATACCTTCTTCCTCATCAATAGCATTGGCCTTGAAAAATTTAACAAGGATTGTATGATCTAATGAAATTTCACCACAATATAGTCCTTTTCGCACAAATTATATCAACTTAACTGTTTGTATACTTTTTCATTTGATCTTTTCCTTACACTCTATTATAGTAGCTTTATTGAACTTTATTAATGATCGGATCACATGGTAAAATCGAGATTTCCTTATTTCAGGTCAATAATTCGTAATTTCTTAATATCTGTTAATTAAGCATGGTAAATGTGAATTGTGAGAATAACCAATTCACTTGACTCTTTTTCTGGGGCTTAGTGGACTATGTAAAAATATTTTTTTTCTTCAAGAGGAGAAAGCACATAAAAAATTGTAGTAGTAATCTAGTTTTTTACATTAGGATTTAGCAGAATTCGCACTTTACATAGGGGTGTTTCATTTTGCAACACTGCCATTTTGGCAGTGTGAAAAGTATGAATTTTCGTACCTTCTTACCTTATTAACGATTTTGGTGTATTTTGCATTTTCGCGCAAATTGTCATAAGTCATAACTCGTTATTTTATAATGAGTTATAAGTGACGTTTTTTGTCACTTTGTTAATTATTGACGGAATTGGTTTTTATTGAAAGCATTGACTTTCTAGTTTGTTGCATTTTTGTTTGATCGTATGACGTTGATTTGATAGTGCATAAAACTATGATTTGATAGTGCCTCTGAAATTGATCTTGTGTGTTTCAGAATTTAATTTATTTAGGCACTATCAAATCATTTAGAAAATAATGATCTTGTGAGAGTAGTATAAATTGATAAGTGTAGGTTAATTAATTAATTAATTAATTAATTGATTGAGTAAAA